CTCTGGTGTTGTTATTGTAAGATATTAATCTTTGTAATAATTTGTATAAAGAAAATCTTTTAATGACGGCAACTCTTTAACAGCATTATTCCATTCAGCCTTGCGCATATCTAGACCCACAATAGCCTTTCTATACCAAACTTTATTATCTTCAATTTCTTGGTTGAATCCATTGATTATGATTTCATCCATAGGATACCAATTCATACCTGCAGCAAGGCATAATAAACCATTATCTAAAGGCAATTGCCAATCGTTAAATTTTTTCCAGATGGTATGATGTAATAGGCGTTGTGTTTGTAATTCGCCTAAATTTGCAAGTTCTGATAGATAAGATCTTGACGTCACATCTTGCCAATATGAAGTATCATTTCTATGAGACAGAGCGTAGTGCATACAAACAAACTGCGCAAAGTAATCAAACTGGTCTATACTAGTAGAATTATATTCGTCAATATCCCATTGGCTTATGTTTTTTCTTCTAAGAGCTCTGCATAAATTTATGGCAAATTCGTATACTGTTACAAGTCCTGTGCTTTCTAAAGGTTCAATAAATGCTGCACTTAAACCTACAGCAACCACGTTGTTAACCCAAAGTTTTTTGTGCCTTCCTACACGCATCTTTATATCACGAAACTCTAAAGAATCAGTTTGATGTCCTTTGTTATTGAGATATTGTTTAAATTCCTTTAAAGCATTTTCAGAGGAAATGTGTTTGTCGCTATACACATAGCCTGTTCCAACTCTACTCCATAAAGGTATATTCCAAACCCAGCCATAATCTATAGCTGTACACTCTGTAACTGATTGCAATTCTTTATCTTTATCAATATAAGGAACTCTAGTAGCCCAAGCGCGATTATTTGGTAATAAGTTTTCATATGAAATAAAAGGTTCTTGTAATGATTCTCCTAACAACAAACTTTTAAATCCTGTACAGTCCACGTATAGATCAGCTGACAATTTCTCTCCATTTGATAATTGTAGATATTTTATTTGTCTATTTTCTACAACAGGAGATACATCTGCAACTATATGTTTTACACCGTTTGGTAAACAGATATGATTTTTCAACCAAACACCAAACTTACTTGCATCAAAATGAAATGCCGTATCTTCATAAAATTTAAAATCTGGAATGTTTGGGTCAACAGAAATTTTATTTTGTTTTACTAAACTCATTTGAGGGTAATAACAATCTGTCATATCATATTCTGGTGTATCTGGATGTAGAGATTTTTTAACAAACCAATCATTACGATTGTAAATATTTTCTTTTAGATGTGGTCCACCAAATGGATAATACCATGTATTACCTTTCTCATAAAAGTTATTAAATTTAATTGCTAACTTATAACTAGCATCTGTCTCTTTTACAAATTCTTCGTCTTTTATTCCTATCATGCGCATCCACCTGCGGATACCGCCTACAGTGCTTTCTCCTACTCCCACAGTTGGAATATCACTGCTTTCAACTAATGTTAATTCTACATTTTTTATTTGTTTTACAATCGTAGAAGCAGTCATCCATCCTGCACTTCCTCCTCCTACGATTATTATTTTTTTAATTGGTGTTGCCATTGTTTTTCCAAATTGTATAACTATCGTATCTTTCTTTTAATGGCCTATATTTGTTTTTATTTCTTATCTCGTTACAAGCAATAATTTCAATCCATGGTACTGGATTTTTTTTCAATTTAACAATATTCTCATCTAAAAATTTAAAATAAGCCAAAGCATCGCCTTTTTTTATTGATATTTTTTCTATAGTATTTTCGATTTCAAATACTAACTCTAAAGGCCTCACCCATTTGCTAATATCGTATTCACCAGGAATAACCTTTGTCTTTTTTGTAAAATCGTTATAGTGTAAGAAGGCTGGAAGTGTTTGCAAAATAATAGAATGTTTGCAAGTAAATGTATTAAGAAAGTCTATTCCTAATAAAGGAAAAGGACTTATACCTTTTTCTTTTTTGTCAAAAAAACGTATATCTATCATTTGGTCAAAAAATTCTTGATCTACATTATTACACCATACGCTTGCATCATTTTTATCAACTTTAATTTCTATATTTAAATCCATTGGACTACAAAACACAAATGTATTTTTAAAAAAATCTGTGACCGCTGGACATTTGGCATATGTTACGCCTTTTCTGTTTTTCATTAAGTCTTTAAATAATGGTTGATATCCATTATAGTCTTCAGTAATAAATCTTTTTGCTGAACTAGGATTATCTAAATTGTATTCATGTCCTGTGTGAAAAGACCAATTAACTGTTTTCATTTGCTACTCGGTATTGTTCGTGTATTCTGTTTAGAGTACTTAAATGGTCTATACTATTTTCCGCAATATATTTTTCTTGTAAAATATATTCTGCTAATAATTTTTCTCTTGACTCTTCTTCTGAAAATCCAGTATGTCTCTTAGCTACATCAAAATTCATTTGACATAACCAAGTTGTCCAATTACACCCAATAAATATACTGTTAAAATGACCATCATAGGGCAAAGGATGATTATTGTTTTTTAGCATTTCTATATAAAATTTCATTCTGTCAGTTTTAACAAATGTTTCATTTACCCAATTCCAAAAATTAGTTTTACGTTTGTTGTCGTAATAGTGCATACTTACAAAATCTACGCAATCTTCAAAAAGTATTTGCATTTGTGTATTAAAATATTTTATATCAAGTTCTGTTATAAATTGTTCTCTAATAGCATTAGCCAGTTGTGTTATACCACTTGTTATCATAGCAACACCTGTGCTTTCTAAAGGTTCAATAAATCCTGCACTTAAACCTATGCATACTCTATTTCCTTCCCACATATCCTTGTAATAGTAAGGAGTCCAGTCTAATACTTTGACATCATTAACAGTAATTCTGTTGTCCCAATAATTAACAAAATATTTCTTTGCTTCTTCGATATCAGTAATTTTACGATTAAAAACAAGTCCGCTACCAATTCTTGAATATACTGGTATATTCCAAATCCAACCATGATCTACTGCTTCGCTAATTACATAAGGGTGAAGTTCCTTTTGTTTGTCTTTATATGGTACATGTCCTGCTATTGCGGTATTGCAAAACAATCGATCCTGCAAATCGATCTTATACTTAGGTGCACCTAAAATATTTTTCCAACCAGTACAATCTACAAATAAATTACTTGTAATATTTTTTCCATTTTCTAATTCTATAGATGTGATGATATCATTATCTTTGTTGACAACAACAACTTCGCTGTCTATGTAATTAATTTTAATTTTATTTTGAATGTATTTTACTAATTTACCGCAATCGATATGAAATGCATAGCTTTTTAATGAATTATTATTAACTTTATTTTCAATACTGGCTTGGTATAATGCACTGGCATATTTCTTAAAGTCTAAATCTTGATTTTGTGACCACAAATCTTGTAGCCTAAACTTTTCATTTATTTTCGTTGGCCTTTTAAAAAATGGGTGCCAAATATCCTTGTTTTTTTCCTGCCAATTTTTAAAAAGAATACTGCTTTTGTATGATGCATCTGTCTCTGTAAACCATTCAAAAAAAGGAAAACCACATTCTTCTAAAAAATCACCAATGTTTAAAAGTGTTCCCTCGCCCACTCCCACGGTTTGAGAAATTTTTTTATCTATTAACGTAATATCTAAATGTGGAATTTGATTCTTTAAATAAGCAGCAGTTAACCATCCAGCAGTTCCACCGCCTATAATAGCTATACTATTAATTTTCATTTTTTACCTTTGTTCTTTTTTGATAAAATACTTTTTGCTCTTGCATATCCGTCAACAAAAAACGGAAAACTTAAATTATTCATTACTCTTTGAATTTCATCATCTCCTACAAGATGACATTTTAATTCAATATTATCATCTGTCATAGGTATTAGATGCGCCATCGGTCTTCCAGCTTTGAAAAAATATTTTGCACCTTTACGTAAAAACATATTAATATTAGTAGTGTGTTGATACTTGTATTCAACTAATCCGGGAGGAGTGCATTGATTCATTAAGTCTCTTGGATGATTCCAAGGTAAATCCATATATAAAAAATTTACTCCTGTTTTTTCTTTAATTCTCCAAGGGCTTATAATTTTTGTATGTGTATATTGAGAAAATTCTTCACCTAGTTGATCCAAAGGATGAAATCCCACAGTACTCATATTGTCTGCAAATTGATAGGCAAAGTCAGCACCTCTAGTTTCAATGAGTAGGTCGCTCCATAAAGGTAAAACAATTCCGTTTCTATATAAATTTGTTAGTCCGGCGCAGCCTTTCATTGTTCTTTGAGGAATGACTAGTCCCTGAGCAGTTTCTGTTTCAAAATTATTTGGTAATTTTTTCCACCATTCGGGTAAAAAATGAGTTGCTTTTTTTATAGGAAATAAATCATGTGAATACGCATGATTTGTAAAGCAATCTATTGTTATTGTTTTTCTCTTTTTAAATATTGTGAACATTTTTTACCTCTATGTAATTTACTTATCTGATATGAAGTGGCCATAAAAATTTTCTACTAAATATCTTACAATGCATATTATAGATGAGTTTTTACCAAAAGTCAAGTTCAATAACCTTGCAAATTTTGTAATGTCGAACAAATTTCCATGGTTTTATGCCGATCAAGTATCTTTGCCACCGGAGGAACATAATATTAACGATCCGTACGCATTAGAAACAGATGGTTGGTACCATATGCTGTACTCAGATGACGAAGATTACAAAAATGGCGGCATGTTCTTTGATGCATTTTTAGATTTTTTTGAAAAACTTTCTCAGACTTTTGGATACACGCAAGACGATTTGTTAAGAGCAAGACTTGGGTTAAAAGTTCCTAAATTAGGATACAATAAAGAAAATTATAATTTGCCCCACATTGATGTAAGATCTTCGCACGACACAATCATTTATTATTTAAATGACAGTGACGGAGATACTAGAATTTTTGAGGAAAATTATAGGGATTATAATGATAAAGAGCCCACAAAATTTACTGTTAAAGATACTGTTCAACCAAAAGCTAATCGATTATTACTAATTGACGGATTTCAGTATCATACAGCTAGTAATCCTATACATGTAAATAGACGTATAGTACTGAATGTGAATTTAAAATGCAAGTAGAAAATATCTTTCCAACACCAATTTTAAAATTTGATCTACCTGGATCGTTAATAGAAAAAAGTTTAGATTTAGCAGAGAAATTTGTTGGAAAAAATAAATGGTATGAAAAGAATCATTTAGGAAGTACAATTACAACGTATCACGAAGACATAGAGAGAAACTATTGCGGTAATAATGACAGCGATTTATCAGAGCATGTTATAGAGATGATTAGAAAATATTTACACGGAATAGGTTTTGACCCAAATTCTAGCATAAGATTAGAAAGTTGGTTGAATTTAAATAAACCAGCCACACACCACAGCGTACACGAACATTATGGTAGTTTTGTAAGTGCAGTAGTGTGGCTAAAGACAAGTAAAGATAGCGGAAATTTTGTATTTCACGAACCGCTTGGTGTAAAAGCACAAAATTTTACTCAATACTTGTTTGCTAAAAAAGAAGAAAATATGTACAATTATCCTTTGTATAGTTTAAATCCTAAATCAGGTAACGGAATAATTTTTCCGTCTTGGATGCCTCATCAAGTACAGCCAAATAAATCTAATCAGGATAGATATAGTGTTGCCTTTAATGCATGGATGATAAAAGATGGCTAATATAGAACTTTGGTTTCCCACGCCGATTTATATTCAAAAAAATCTATTTCCAACAAGTTTCAACAAAGAAATAGAAAATGAAATATTAAAATGGCCTAATACAATACCTAGTGGTGGTACAGATTGGGAAGGAGGAACATATACAACTCATATTACACACGATTTATCTGAAAGTAAATTACTAGAACCTGTTATAGAATGTGTTACTGAGCATGTTAATGATTTTGCTAAGGCACATAATAGTATGTATGAATATAAAATGGAACACAGTTGGGCTAATATTTCACGACCTGGTAATTTCCAAGAATTTCATACACATGACGGCAGTATTTTTAGTGCTGTGTATTATGTAACAGTGCCTAAAGGTAGTGGAAATATAATTTTTGAAGATCCTAGAGCTCCTGATATGTTACCGTTAAAAGAAATAAAAGATAGAAACGAGTTATCTTATGTAAAAGTAGGATATACACCCGAAGTAGGTACCCTAGTTATTTTTAGATCTTACGTAAGACATTGTGTGCAAACAGGCACTAATGTAGAACCTAGAATAAGTTTAGCATTAAATTATGGATAAATTATGTCTAGTTTGTTTGATTTTACAACCCATAACACAAAAAAAATTAGTGTTTTAAACACTAATATCTATATAATAGACAATTTTTATAAAAAACCGCAGAGCGTCTTAGATATAATTGAAAGCCATCCGTGGAATAAGTGGAAAAGTTGGGATAACCCGTCTTTTAATGGAAAATATTTTTTAGATCATAGACATGATTTTGTAGATGAAAGGTCGTGTGTGTACAATAACTTTTTTGAAACTCTTACAGAACAAAAAATAGCTCAACCTGGAAGAATAGTAACAAATTGTATGCGTTTTTATGACAAAACATTTAATGATTACACAAAATATTATTGGGCACCTCACAGTGACTTAGGATTTACAGGATTGATTTATTTAAATAATTTTGAAAGTGAAGGCACTAATTTTTACAAACAAATTTGTGAAGATTCTTGGAATACTCCTGAACATTTTGAACCTTGGCGGCAAAAAAATCGTTACGAATTAATATATTCAGTACCGGCAAAATTTAATAGATTAGTTTTATTTGATGGGAAAGCATTATGTCATGGCATGGCTGTAGACAGTGATATGTTTTTCCATAATACAAGAATTAATCAAGCAATTTTTTTGATGTGATTTTCTCTAATTATATCTAGAAATAATTTATGCTTCAATGAAGGCTGTTGCAAATCGAATTCTCTAACAGTTTCCAACACTTCTTCTGCATGGTCTTTAATAAAAGGATGCATAGAATTATATTCATTTTTTATTGCTTCTATATTAAATAGATCTAAACCATATAAAATTTGTATATAATGAGGCGCACCAAAAAGAGCATATTTAGAAATATCTCTAAAATCTTCCTCGATAGGCAAATTAGTTTTAAAAGATTCTAATTTATCTTGCAAACTAGTTGGTATTTGTAATTTTGAAACATCTTTCCAGAATTGAGTGTTGTCTTTTTTAGTTATGTAATGTAAAATTATAAAATCTCTTATGTTTTCCATTATATCTGTTATATCACGATTGTAAATTTCAATAGTTTTTTGTGTGTAATTAGGTAATCTATGCATTAAAAGAAACATTTGTTGAATTGTTGTGCCTATACTTGTTGCTTCTAAAGGTTCAACAAAGTTAGCACAAAGGCCCACTGCACAACAGTTGTTTATCCACACTTTGTTTAAAGCACCTGGATCAAAATTAATTTGTTTCTTAATTTCAATGTCTTTATTAAATAAACTGTCAACTTCTTGTTTAGCTTGATCAGCATTTATGTAATCGGAATCAAAGATATAACCGTTGCCAAATCTTCCATATACAGGAATTCTAAATAACCATCCGTAATCCATTGCCTTTGCTAAGGTCCAAATTGGAATCTCATCCTGCTCTTCTATAGGAAATACTATAGCAGATTTCATTTTAAGATATTTGTTATAGCTTTGCCACTTTGCTCCGAGTTTTGTAATTAATAATCTACTAAACCCTGTGCAGTCAATAAAAAAGTCAGATTTATAATTATTTTTTAAACCATAGACAATATCGATTTCATCGTTTTCATCTATTTTTACATCTGTAATTTCGTCATCTATAACTTTTATACCTTTCTCTATTGCAGTTCTTGTGAGAAAGTCGTTCAACTTATGTGTATTAAAATGAAATTGATTGAAGGGCGAATGTATATCTTTATCCTGTGCGAAATGTGAAGGAAGTTTACTTCGCCAAACTCTTTTTGGATTCATATCACATTTAGGACTTTTTTCTGCAATTATTTTTCCGTAAACGTGATAATATTGGCCGTTTAACTTTGCGTAATCTCCTGAAGTACTGTGTAAAAAATTTTCTTCACTCCATCCTTCAAACATTATACCTGATTTAAATGTAGCATCACATTCTACTATTATATCTTGCCATGTTTTACCTATATAATGCATAAATTCTGCCCAATGTTCTGTACTTCCTTCTCCTACACCAATAATGCCTATCTTTGTTGATCGTATTACTTGTACGTCAACATGAGGGAAACGTGTCTTAAGAATTAGTGCAGATACAAATCCAGCTGTACCGCCTCCTATAATATTACAGGTTTTAATATTTTTCATTTCTTTTTTTCTCAGTTACCTATATCAATAAATATTGTATGATTAAAATGCAACAACACCAAATATTTGTTACATCTTGTTATGTTACTTATCTTGAACCCGATAATCATAACCAGCTTATTGAAAACATTCGCAGTATAGCAATGAATACATTAAGTAACAGTAGAAGTAATCAAGGCGGATATCAATCATATCCCTATCAAAATCCAAAATTTGATAATCCTATAATAGAAAAGCTCTTTGTTAACACCATTCAACCAGCAGCACAAGAAATAATGGATAGCTGGGGATTGCATAGTATTAAGATGGAGAAATACTGTTACTGGTACAATATAAACCACAAATATACATATAACTCTCCCCATACACACCCTGAAAGTTATGTTAGCGGAGTATATTATGTTAAGGTTCCGAAAAAGTCAGGTAATATTGTATTTGATAGATCAGAATCTGAAAGAGACAGAATGAGTCATCAATCAAGTGTAATTATTCAGCAAGGATTAAAAATAGACAATTCTAATATTAATACAGAACACTGGTTTACGCCTAAAGAAGGTATGTTGATAATGTTTCCTGGACATTTAACACACTATGTACAACAAAATTTAACTAATGAAGAGGACTCTGATAGAATTTCATTTAGTTTTAATTTTTTCTAATTTATTTTTGTAAGCAATTATTTCTGATTCATGAGACATATTTCTAAACTTTTCTTCAATTAAATTTGCATATGCTATTTCTATTAATTCTTTTTCAAAACAGTTATCATTTAATAATTGTTCATCTCTATTTGTTAAAGAACAAAATTTAAAAACTAAATCTTCAGCACTATCCCCAATGATAGTTTTAATATTTTCACGATCTAATAATAGCTGATCAAAAAATTCTGTACCATATACCGAATGAAACATACCTGCTAAACATGTGTCTTCAGATCTTTTTTGAATTTTCAAAATCCGCCAAGTATTTTTTAAATGTTCATATAAGGTTGATTCACTGTGCTTTATGTTTGAACAAATTTTTTGCAAAAACTCTAAAGCATTTATTTCCCGTTCAGTAAGCACTACATTTTCATCAAAAAAATCAGAAATTGGAAAATCAGTATAATAATCTTTGTGGTTAGGGTGTGTAAATTTTAATGTAAGTACGTACCTAAAATCTTTTGCAAAAAAACTAGGTTGAGAAGATTTGTGCGGAATTGTTCCTGTAAATAACACAACTCTGTTTGGTTTAAAAGAACAACTGTGTATAATTTCTTGTCCTAAAGTATCACCAAAATGTGTTTCTCCTTCCCAATTTTCTTCCCATGCTGTATTGCAGTAATATAATAATGTAAAATCATCATCAATATTGCTGTCAACATGATAATGATACACATCTTGAGCTGTACTTAAATTGACATAAGCTCGATGTAATCTAAAATTATGTGTTTTAATTTTATCTCTTAAGAATTTTAAATTAGGTGCTGTAAAAAAATTAATTTTTAATAAGTCATGTATGTTAAATTCACTTAATAAAGTCTTAAATTGTTTATCTTGAGGCACAGAACTACTAGCTGTGCGATTTAATCTATAAGAACAATTTTTTACAAATTCGTACAAGTAACAATGCTGTGAAAAATCAAAAACATCGTCATAAATGTCAATAAATTTTGTTTCGTCTACTTTTATTTTTCTATGATTCATTTTTTTCTACAAAGTCAAAGTTAATAACAATCCTTTTACCATATGTAATTGGATAATTTCCTGCATGGTATCTATTTCCGTTAAAAACTATTGCTTCTCCTTTTTTTGGTGTGTGTTTATATACCACTGTTAATTCTTCATCGAGAAAAGGATCATATTCATCAATTCCTGGTTTATGAAATTTACTAAACAATATTGTATCGCCGTCGCTGTCATCTACATAGTAAATTAGTGTTTTAAAATCTATATCATCATTAAAATCAACATGCGGTGCCGCATATTTGGTGTTGTTATGACCAGGAATAGGATGAGTGTACCGCATTCTTATTCTAAAAATTGTTTGTATATGTTTATCAAATATATCACAATAATTCTTTAATATAGGAGCAAAAAAATCTAAATCCTCCGACCTTTTTATGCCTTCATCATATAACATATGATATAAACCGCCAAAGTCACTTACATTTTTATCTTTATAAGGACTTTTGTTGTCGGTTGAATATTGGTTATGTCCAATTTTATCTATTGTATACCAAGGAAAGCTATTGTCTCCTTTTATTTTTTCTAGAATACTTTTTTGATACTCTTGTGGGATAATGTTTTTGATTACAAAGATATCATCTTGTATATTTTTTACATTATACATGTTTTTCTCTTAGTTTTCTAAAATAGTTTATCATTTCATTCCAAGTAGCATTTTTGGAATATTGCTCATGCCATTGTTTTTGCATGTACAGATAATTTTCTTCAACTGATTTATAGATGTTACCTAACCTGGGTGCATCAAAATTGATTTCTTTAAATGCAAGATCTCTATCAATTACTCCTATACCTTCCATTACGTAACTATATAGCGGCCATCCTGCTGCACCATAATATTTTGGAAAATCATTAACATTAGGATATCTTACTTTTGCTGTTTCTATTAAATTTTCTACAAACTCTGTTCTAGTCGCTCCAGATTTAATATGTTTCCAAAACTCTGTATCGGTTCGTCCTCCCATATAATGCATAACCAAAAAATCTTTGAAGTCGTCAAACATTGTTCTAGTACGTTTATTGTAAATATTAACTGTTCCTGAATTGATTGTAGATTCTAAATCGTCTCGTAAGTAATCAAAGGTAAAGTTTTTTATTTGGACTATTGTAGAATGAATACTTGTTGCTTCTAAAGGTTCTAAAAATGCACTTGATAAACCAATAGCAAGACAGTTATTAATCCAAGATGATTTTTGTCTTCCTGTGTTAAATTTGATTACTTTTTGCACATCAATTTCTCTTCCTAATCGTTGTTCAATTTCTTGATGAGCTTTCTCTGGAGTAGTAAAATCGTCACAGAAAACATATCCGTTTCCTATTCTATCTAATAAAGGTATCTGCCACATCCATCCTGCATCTTGAGCCCAGGCATGTGTATGCGGCATTGGCAGTTCATCTTCTTTATAGTCTAGTAAAAATGGTAAGCCTGTGTTGACCGGTAGATGTTTTTGATAACTTACCCAGTCATTACCTGGCATTTTACTAATAAGTAGTCTTGAAAATCCCGAACAATCAATGAAAAAATCTCCTTCTATTTTCCTACCGTCTTCTAATATAATATTATTAATAAACCCTTTTTCATTTAATGTACAATCTAATACCTTTGCGTCTATGTGCGAAGTATTTGGTTTTCGTAAAGTAACTTTTTGAAAATATTTTCCAACTAAATGGGCATCAACATGCATTGCATGTGTAAGATCTACAAACTGACCAGTAGATAAGTCAAAATTTGTATATCCTTTGTTAATGTAGTTACCAGTTTCTGAAACTTTTACAAGATCTTTTTTTGCAAGATTAGCACATCCGTATGCAAAAAATATATCAGGTGTGTGTTCTTTGGTAAGACTGCCGTCAATTGGTCCTATATAATAGTCATTAGTGTCTGGAGTCCAACCTGTAAACTTAATACCATATTTGATTGAGGCGCCCGTTTCTGCAATAAACTCATTGTGATCACAACCAAAATCCCACAAATGGTTATTAAGTAAATCACTTAGTAATCCTGTAGTGCTTTCCCCTACACCTATGATTCCTATCTTAGTAGACTCTACAACTTCAATCTTATGATTAGGATGTCTACTAGATAACATAAGTGCAGCCATCCAACCTGCTGTACCACCACCGACAATAACTATTTTCATTTAATTTCTTCCTATTAACTACTAAGATAAATATTTAGTGAAATTGGAGCCACCATGGAAAAAAACTTGTTCTTAGAAACATATTATATGGATGAAAGTATATGCGAGAGGTTGATTAAAACGTTTCATGCACACCCAAGAATGGATCCTAAACAAAAACCTATGAATTTTGAAGGCGGCAAACTGGTAACAGCATCTCCATCTGTAAAAGAATCTACTGATTTATCATTAACAATAGACGATAGTTTAGATTTTCCTGTTGTTGCTGAATATGTTGAACAATTACAAAAATGTGTCGAAAAATATATAGAAAAATACCCATCTTGTGATATGTATGCTCCATGGAGATTGCTTAGACCATTAAATATACAATGGTATAAACCTGGGCAAGCATACCATGCATGGCACACTGAACGCTGTAGTGGCAATCCTATTACAGTTACTAGGCATTTAGTTTTTATGACATATTTGAATAATGTTACGGATGGAGGAGGAACAGAATGGCTAAATCAAAAACTTACTGTAAATGCAGAAATTGGAAAAACTGTTATTTGGCCAGCTGATTGGACTTTTACACATAGAGGAATCCCTTCTCCGACACAAGAAAAATATATCATTACAGGTTGGTTTAATTACGTGGACGAAACATGAAAAAAATTGCAGTATTAGGTACAGGGACAGCAGGAGTTGTTTCATTAGCTCATTGTTTAGCATTTTTTACAAATGAATGGCAGATTACTTCAGTATATGATCCAAATATTCCTATGTTAGGAATAGGAGAAAGTACAAGCACTCAAATACCAACAACATTATTTTATGGTGCAGATCTAAATTTTTTACAAGATATGTCTGAACTTGATAGCACAATTAAACATGGAGTAAAATATGTAAATTGGAGGGAAAAAGACTTTTTTACTAAAATACCTCCTCCTTTTTATGCTATGCATTTCAATAACTTTAAACTTAAAGAATTTGCATTTAAAAGATTTAAAGAAAAATGGAACAATAAGTTCCAAGTATTAGAAGGTGAAATAAAATCTTTAGATAATTTACAACAAAAAGCTGTAATTAATTTTGTAGATAATACCAGTCATGATTTTGATTATGTCATAGATTGTAGGGGATATCCTAAAGATTATTCAGAATACGAAATGGTAGATATTCCTGTTAATCATGCCATTGTAAATATGATACCAAAGCCGGGAGATTGGAATTATACGTATCATTATGCACATCCTAATGGTTGGATGTTTGGTATTCCGTTGCAGTCAAGACAAGGATGGGGTTATTTGTACAATGATAAAATTACAACAAAAGATGAGGCAATAGATAACATTGCTGAAATATTCAATACAGATAAAAACAAACTTAATTTACGTGAATTCTCATTTAAGAATTATAAAGCAAAAAAGTTTATAGACGGAAGGATTATAAAAAATGGAAATAGAGCTATATTCTTTGAACCGTTAGAGGCTCTATCTGGTTGGATGTATGATTCTATAATAAGAACTTTTTTTGATGTAGTTTTAGCGAATGTTCACACAGAAGAAACCGCAAATATTCATTTACACAACTTAGCCGAAGACTATGAATTATTCATCAATTATATGTATCACGGCGGCTCTACTTTTGATAGCACATTTTGGCAAATAACATCAAAAAAATGTAAAGAAAAGTTAGAATCTAATCCTAAATGGCAACAACATGTTAATACTATGAAAGGATTAGAACCAGCATATTATACAAACCAAACTTTAGTATTTCCATTTCCGGCAGGAGTTTGGAAAAATCTAGATCAAGACATGCAGTATCATTATTTTGATTGACACAAATAGATTGAAATAAGTATACATATAACTAAAAGGACTAACTATGGATAACGAATCGACATTTGAACAAAACAGCGGATTTACAGATGCTGCTGTACAAGAAACTACATCAACTAAACTTGCAAGTTTAGATATTTTATCAGTAAACGTAGCAGAACTTTTTAATGATGAAGATTGTAAAACAATACTAGACGGATGTTTAGAAGATCTTTGGATTAAATCAAGAGTAGTTGGTGAGAAAGAATTGCACTCTTCTAAACGTCAAAAAATTAGAGGAGAAGTTGAAGGATTTCCCTTTCAACATATTAGATCTATTACAAAACAAGCCAATGACGAGATCTACGATTTTAGATTATTAGGAATTATTGATCAAGATTTTCCGCAAATTTTTAAATACAGTGAAAATGACTATTATGATTGGCACATAGATATTACTCCAATGGCTACTACTCGTAAAATGTCATTTATTATAAATTTGTCAGATAAAAGTGAATATCAAGGCGGAGAATTAGAATTTTTAAATACAGACACTTCAAAAATTGATTGTAATACTAAAGGATCAATTGTTATTTTTCCTAGTTTCTTAACTTGGAAAATAAATTCTGTTACCAGCGGCGAAAAAAATATTATCTTAGGACATGTTCATGGAGCAATTTTTAGATGATTTTAAACTATAATTACTGGTATTTTGTTTCTGCATTGCCTGAAGAGGTATGCGATAAAATTATTGAAACCGGGTTAGAAAAAATGTCGGAAGCAAAACGTAATTATGGAAATTATGCAGTTGAAGGCACTACAGGCGATTGGAAGGCAAAGTCCGATTTAGATCCTAATTTAGTTAAAGATGCCGCTGACATTACCCTAGAAGAAGCACTCAAAGACGGTGACGATGTAAATAATTTTGCACTAAGAGATAGTGAAGTTTCGTGGTTAAATGATGATTGGCTGTACAAAACTATTTGGCCGTTTATTCATGAGGCAAATAGGCAAGCAGGCTGGAATTTTGATTGGGATTTTACCGAAGACATACAATTTACAAAATATGGTTTAAATCAATATTATGGTTGGCATGCCGATTGTGGTGTATTACCTTATGAAAAATATGATCCTGCAATCCATTCAACCAAAAAAGATAAAGATGGTAACGACATGCTGAATGCCTTTGGTGATCCGTTGCCCTTAGAAAGTCATGTTACTGACAATCCTCAGATGTGGAACAAAATTAGAAAACTTAGTGTAACAATTAGTCTATCAGATCCTAATGATTATACAGGCGGAAACTTAAAATTTGACTTAGGACCACATAGACCAGATAGATATCACGAGTGTGAAGAGATCCGTCCTAGAGGAAGTATAGTTGTTTTTCCGTCGCATATATATCATCAAGTTACACCTGTAACATCTGGAACACGATATAGTTTAGTTTGTTGGAGTTTAGGAAAACCATGGAAATAGTAAATCATAAAAATTTTCAAGAAAACAGATATATTGCTCTACAAGGGATTATACCAAAAGATATTTGCAATATTACTACACAATATTGTCTATTGCAAGAAACCGTAAACCCAAAAAAAGAAGATGATAATGGTCAAGTTCCCTACTCTCATAGTATATACGCTGATACATTAATGGAAACATTGATGGTTTTTATGAAACCGCATATGGAAAAGTATACCGGATTAGAACTTTGCCCAACTTATTCTTATTTTAGAGTTTACAGACCCGGAATGGAATTAGAGCGTCACACAGATCGTCCAAGTTGCGAAATTTCTACAACAATATGTTTTGGATTTAATTATTTAGATGTAGATTCTAGTTATAACTGGGGCATGTATGTTGATCCTACCTATAGACACAATATACACGATCAAGACTTTATTTCTAAAGGTAATAAGGGTATAATGACCCCTCAACAGCCGGGAGATTGTATAATATATAGAGGATGCGAAATAGAACATTGGAGAGATCCATTTGAAGCAGGCTCTAACAGTTATCAAGTACAAGGGTTCTTTCATTACATAAATAAAAATGGGCCATATTACCCTGAATTTGCTTACGATAAAAGACCTGGTGTTGGTTTCAATTCAAATAGCAAGTAAATGATAAATACTTTATATAAAGTGTAGGAAAGAAACATGCTTAAAGATCTAACTATTGAATCAGTATCCTTAATACAGCGAGGAACTGATATGATAAATGACATATATTGCCATATAAAATTTGCTGAAATTTCAGAACCAATAGCATTTTGGGCTAAAAAAGATTCTACAGATGAATTTAGTAGTGCTATGTGGATAAAATTAGACAACGGCGACTACGGCGAAGTATCATTTCCTCCTACTAATTATAGCTCACATCCTATGACAGAACAAGAAAAAGCTGCAGAAATTAGAGCCGAACGCGACGACCGACTATTAAAAAGTGATTGGACTCAAATTAGTGGAGAATTAAGCGACTCAAAAAAAGCGCAGTGGGCTACTTATAGAACTGCGCTACGTGATGTACCAAATCAAGTTAGTTTTCCATTTGAAATAAATTGGCCTTCTAAACCTTAGTCTGTATTATTAAATTCTCTTGGTAACTCATGTCCTGCAGGCGGAGATGGTACAAATCCGCTTTTTGTTGCTTCATCGGGTATCTCGTAAATTGCACAATCAGTTGTTAATAGCAATCCTGCTACTGATCCTGCATTTAACATAGCTGCTTTTACTACAGTTGTAGGATCAATAATACCAGTTTCAAACATATTACCATACGTTCCATTACTTGCGTCAAATCCGTATTCATCACTGCCGTTTAACACTTCATTCATTACTACATCTGGTTTATCACCTGCATTATGTGAAATAGTTCTTAATGGTTCTGTCAATGAATTTATAACAACTTGAATACCTGCTCTTTGCTCTTCATTTTTTGGTTCGATAGTTTCTAGATGTTTAATTAATCTTAAATATCCTACTCCGCCACCAGCAACTACACCTTCTTTAATAGCTGCCCTTGTAGCGTGAATACTGTCATCGTATCTGTCCTTCTTTTCATTGATTTCAACTGTTGTTGGACCACCTACTCTAATAACAGCAATACCGCCTTGTAGTTTTGCAATTCTTTCTTCTAATTGCCATTTAGGAAATGTTTTTGGACCTATTTTGTATTCGTCTATTTCCATTTGGATGCCTTCTATACGGCTTTCAATTTTGTTCTTGTCACCATGACCGCCAATAATAGTTGTCATATCTTTAGTAATTTCTACTCTGTTAGCTTGTCCTAGATCTGTTAGTTCTGCTTTTTCTGGTCTCATACCATTTTCATCACTCAGTACTACACCTCCTGTTAAAGCTGCTACATCTTCGATTAGGTACTTGCGTTTTTCACCCTTCCAATCCGGTGATCTTACAGCACAGCATTTAACATGACCTTGTGCATTGTTTAGAATTAGTGTTGCTAAAGCATCATTATTAATCTGTTCAGCCATGATTAAAAATGATCTACCAGATGCCGCTAATTTTTCTAAAATTGGTACTAGGTCATTAACATTTAAAACAGGTCTATCTAATATTAGAATGTAAGGATTTTCTAGAACACATTTTTGTTTGTCTGAATTTATAAAATAAGGAGAATAGAACCCGTGATCATAACTCATACCAGATACAAAATCAAGTTCGTCAGTTAATTGAGTACTGTTTTCTACTGTAACTGCACCTATATGTCCTACTTTGATTAATGCCTCTGATATAAGTTCACCCATGTGTTCATCACCGTTTGCACTTATAGTAGCAACTTGCTTAATTGTTTCAGGTTCTTTGCATTCTTTAGAAATTGATTCTAATTTTTCTACTGCTTGTGCAAGTGCAAAATCTATTCCTCTTTTTAAATTTATTGGACTAATACCAGCAGTTACAAACTTCATACCTTCTTTTATCATAGCTTGAGCAAGTACAGTGGCCGTTGTTGTTCCATCACCGATATCATCTGCTGTTTGATTAGCTGCTTGTTTAACAAGCCTAGAACCTGTATCTTGAAGTGTGTCTTCTAAAAATATTTCTCTTGCCACAGTTACACCATCTTTAGTAACCTGAGGTGGTCCGTAGGTTCTTTGAATTATAACATTTTTTCCTTTAGGTCCTAATGTGGTTTTTACAGCATCTGCAAGTATGTTTGCACCTTCTATAAGTTGTTCTCTTGCTTGAGAACCTAAAATAACTTTTCTTGGATTTATACCAGCCATTAATTATTCTCCTTTAAAATTGCTAAAATTTCTGTTTGGCTTAAAATAAGTCTTTCTTCACCTTCAATTTTAATAGGATGTCCAGAATACTTTGGAAAGAGTACAATATCACCAATTGAAAGTTTCATAGGTAATAATTTACCCTCGTCATTTATTTTTCCTTCTCCAACAGCAAGGATTTCGCCTTTTGTTGGACGTTCTGCTACGTCATCTGGTAAGACTAACCCAGATTTTGTTTTTTGATCATCTTCAATTTTTTTGATAAAAACATTATCCGATGTTGGTAAAACTTCTATTGTCATTATAACTCCTATAAACTGATAGTTTAACTATGATATTTATATAAAAGAACTTCCTAGTGATCTGTTATTGAATAAATATACTAAGCTAAGGAATAAAAAATGGCAAGCAATCAAGCACCTATTGTAGATAGAATTAGAATTATACCCAGACCAGATGATTTTCTAGATCGTAACGTGGGTAACAGTGGTGAAGTGTTTTTTGATAAGCAGTCTAATACACTTAGACTATATTCTGGCAATGATGCTGGAGGATTTAGTGTAATTACAAACTCTAATATCACAGAACATCTAATTGATAGTGGAGTTGGTGTAGTAGAATACACAGTAACAGTAGGTGTAGATCCTGATGGTTTAGAAGCCGGCAACAAATACTTTATTAACGGAGTATACAAACCTACTCTTACTTTTGTGCAGGGATTTACCTACATTTTTAACCAAAATGACTCAACAAACGAATTTTTTCCAAATCCAACAGGCTCTACAGCTAACATTCATCCTTTAAATTTTAGCAGTGACAATATAGACGGAGAAAGAGCCGGAGGCACAACCTATTTAACAAAAGTAATTTATAAAATTAATAATGATCCTGTAAATAAACAAACATATTTTGATAAATTTGCAGCGGCTTCACAGAGGAGTGTTCAGATAACAGTAACAGCTGCAACTCCTTCTACACTCTATTATTGGTGTACAAGCCATAATGGAATGGGTAATGAAATATCAACAGCTGCTCCAGGATCAGGTGCCGGCGATACAAGTATAAGTGTATCAGAAACTGTTCCTGAAAGTCCTACAAATGGATCTATTTGGTTTGATAGTTCTACTGCAAAACTTTTTGTATATGTAGAAGATGAAGATAGTAACCAATGGGTACAGCCAGTTTATCCAGTCATTAACACCTTGACAGATTTAGGTATTACTGACGGCACAGTAGGTCAAATTTTGACAACAGACGGTGCCGGCAATTTTACTTTTGAAGATGCAGCCGGTGGAGGTGGTATTGGTAATTTTACTCTATCTAATAGTGTAATAGACACAGATGATAGTAGCGGTATTACTTTTACGCCACCAGTAACAACTTCGTCAGATCTAACTGTAGAAAATGATCTTAGTGTACGAAATACTGCATATGCAAACAACTTTGTAACGACTTCTGCAGGTACTCCTAAAATTGACAGCGCAAGCACTTTAACAATAAGTGCTCCAGACGGAGTTATATTACAAAATTCAGCATTGCGCATGGCAAGTTTTACAACAACTGCAAGAGATGCACTAGTACCACAAAACGGAGATATAATTTACAACACAACTGACAACAAATTTCAGGGTTATGAAAACGGTAGTTGGGTAAATTTAATTTAAAATGATAGAAAAAGAATATACTGTAATTGTAAAACAGGGTATAGATTTAACTGAAATTGAAGCTGAATTAACAGCGTCAACGGGTGAAGGTCCTATTCCTAAAAGGAGTGTAGATATTGCTAATGCCCGTCCTGGAAGCCGACGCCAAACACATTTTATGCTGACTGACGAAGAAGCACAGTTATTGAAGAATGATCCGAGAATACTTGATGTAGAAATACCGCCAGATCAAAGAACTGATATTCAAATTGGTTTGAAATCTACTCAATTGTCAAACTTCACAAAACCTATAACACTAGATAGTAATCAATATGTAAATTGGGGCATGAAAAGAACTGTTATGCCTACAAATTTGTACGGAGATTCTAAAGTAACAAATAATAGATATGAATATGCCCTACAAGGAAGAGGTGTAGATTTAGTTGTCCAGGACAGCGGATTAGAACCTACACATCCTGACTTTCAGTCAGCAGACGGAACTAACAGATATCAATACATCGACTGGTATGAAGCTTCGGGCTTGCCTGGTTCTCAAAGTCCAAACTACCACAGAGATTTTGATGGTCATGGTACATTGTGTGCAAGTATAGTTGCTGGTAAAACATATGGCTTTGCGAAAGAAGCAAACATATATTCAATGAAAATAGCAGGATTAGAAGGCACAGGAGATGCCGGCACTGGAATTAGCCCTACAAATTGTTTTGATGCAATTAGATTATGGCATGAAGCAAAACCTATTGATCCTGCGACCGGATACAAAAGACCAACAATAATTAATGCAAGTTGGGGGTATTTCAGTCAACTAATTGGTGATCCTACAAGTGGTAATTATAGAGGTACTAGTTGGGTTTATGGTGTGGATTATTCAAATGATGGTACTCTATGGCTAGGTACTGGTTTAGTAGTACCTTTGTCAGGATCCACAAGGTTTATTCCTCTAAGAGTTTCTTCTATAGATGCAGATGTTGAAGATGCAATAGATAGCGGTATACACGTTTTTATTGCTGCAGGTAATGATTATTTCAAAGGTGATATTAGCACCGGACTTGATTATAATAACACAGTAGTATACGGTTCAAGTACGTATTTTTATCATAGAGGTTCTAGTCCTCATTCAGATGAGGCGTTTATTGTAGGCAATATCAATACGAATACATACAACGATAACGGCGTAGACAAAGATAGAACAGCAAGTTCTAGTAGTAGAGGTCCTAGAGTAAATATTTGGGCACCAGGTACAAATATAGTTGCGGCAACTAGCACAATCAATAACAAAACAGATGCAGAATATCCATTAAATGAAAACTTTAGAATAGGTATTAATAGTGGTACAAGTTTTGCTGCACCTCAAGTTTGTGGAGTAGCAGGATTACATCTTGAAGCACAACCAGGAGCAACACCTGCACAACTTAAAACAAAAATGGAGGCAGATGCAAAGCCGTTGATGTATGATGGTGGTACAGACTATAATCAGATTAGTACGAATCTAATGGGAGCATCTAATAAAATTTTATTTTCAAGATATGCAAGACAGCCTGTAGAAGTGAACGGAGCAAATCTTAAATTACAGGGAATTTTCCCTAATTATACTCCTGCAGAAGTTCCAGCAGTACCAGTAGTAGAAGCAGATCCAGAATACAACAATGGTGCAATTATTAATGTTGTTGGCGATGGTAGTGACTTCTTTAAACGGGAAGTTACTGTAAATGGTGTAAGGATAATGGGTGCTGGCACAGTAGGCGGACAAACAGCAGTTCCAGATGCGTGGTTAGAAAAAGTAGCACGTATGTTTGAATTGTTTACAGATCCAAATGGCGCAGGTATTAACGAAGAATACCAAAGAAACTTAATCAAAACACTAAGTGGCGACACAGGAACTTATCACGCAGGCTTACCAACAATACAAAGAGTAGCAAGAGGTGCTGGCTCAGACTATAGCACAAACTTTTTAACAGATGCTGGCATTATATTTTGGAATCTAACAGACTTGTTTGATACTACTGTACAAAACGATATGGTGTGGTATCTAAACTCAACAGGTGGAGCACCAGGCGATGGCGATCAAGATGCACAAGAAGTTATTGAACATGTATTCCACACAATACATATGCACGGATTACCTGCAGATGACATAAAATTATATCAGTTCTTAGCAGCTGATTGGAATACTGGCGATTTATATAATGCAATGGTAGAAGCATATGACGCAGGCAAGTGGGATCCATCAGGGTATAACAGTCCAGCAGATGCTTTCAAAACCGATCCTGATGCATTTGAAGTAGCCGCAAAAGAATACTTGTATCTACTTAACTTCTGTATGTTTGAGTATACAAGTCTATGGGAAGGTGGAAGTCTTGCGCCTGAATGGACAGACGATATGCGTACCCAAGCAGGTATTCAAACAAATAACCCATTAGGTTATGCTTTCCATAACACATACATTGCTCCGGTAATCAGTAAACCATCATTGGCAACAATTAGAAACATATTCCAAGACGGAGACGTAGGTGATCCAACAGTTGCAGGCCCATCAGGATATGTACCAGATTAATAAATACAGCAAGAGGTAAAAAATGGCAGCAATAAATTTTCCAGCAGATCCTAATAACGGTGATACATTTACAAGCGGAACAACTACCTGGCAATGGAACGGCACTGTATGGTCTATTATAGGTGGCTCGGGTGCAGTTGTTGTGCCTAATTCATTTGGTGTAATCACAGTAGCAGGACAAGATAATATTACCGCTGGAACAGCATCTGATAGTTTAAATTTAGTTGCAGGTGCAAATACTACAATAACAACTGATGCAGGATTAAATCAAATTACATTAACCGCAACAGGCGGTGGAGGAGGTGGTGGCGAGGCTAATCAAAACGCTTTTTCCAATATTGCAGTTTCAGGACAGACAACGATTGCAGCTGATACTACTACTGATACACTAACACTTGTTGCAGGAAGTAATATAACTCTTACAACAAATGCAGATAATGATAGTGTAACAATTACCAGTACAGCAAGTGGAGGATCAAGTACATTTAACAGTCTGACAGATGTACAGACTTCGCAAATACAAATTCACGACATATATGAACATGCATCAGCAACCTTTAGAGTGGACAATGTAGGCACTACAGCATACACCTTTAATAGCCATTACTCTGGAAACAATCCAACAATCTATGTGCTATCTGGTACAACAGTTGCATTTGATTTAGACGAAATAAGTGGACACCCTTTTGAATTACAGGATAATACTCTTACTGCTCTTACAACCAATCTAGTTCATGTAGCAAATGACGGCACAGTTAGCACAAACAGCAGTGCTCAAGGAAAAGATAGCGGCATGCTATACTGGCGTATACCTGAAAGTATTACTAATAATACAAATTACACTTACCAGTGCCAATCACATGCAAGTATGTTCGGTTCAATTACAATTAAAAGACTAGCAAATATTTAAGACTTAGTAAGTTGATGCAATTGATATCTTAGATTTTGTAATTCTTTTACATCATCCCTAATCATTCTAGGTTGTATTTTGCCGTTAGCAAAACTACTATGATTTTCATCTATCATTTTTGTAAGTGCTAAAAATTCATTATAAATTTTTTTATAGTAAACTTGTTTCTTTTTATCTTGAATTTTTTCTATAGCGTTTTCAAACTTAATTTTATCTTTTTTAAATAATCTATTATCAGATATCTTCATACTACATTTTCCGTTTTTATAACAATATATGTATCATCTTTTACACCATTATTTGTTTCGGTAAGACTACCATTTTGTGTAAGACATTCGATTGAACTAGGTACCATTTTATTTACAGTAAAAACGTAACCTTCAGAACCTTGCTGTTGGAAAATATTTCCGTTTGAAGTATCAATCCACTTAAACAAAAAACTTCCTGAATTTACAAAATAAGATTTTTCTTTTTCTTTGTGAAATATAAAATCAGTTTTTGAAGGTTTCTCAAAAACAATAATTTTCCCTCCATGAGATTCTTGCTCGGCCCATGTTAATTCATACCCCCATTTAGTTTTAACAACTTGATCTGATTTATTTTCCATAATTAATCCAATAAGTCTATTAATTTAAATACAGTTTCTAGTTTTGTTTGATTAACTTTGTTAGTTAGTGTGTTTCTTAAACCATGATGCAAAGGTTTAGGCCATTTTCCAAATGTTACCCAAGCGTATCCGTCGTGTTCTTTGTTAAGTATTGGTATAAATTCTTTTTCTACAACACACAAATAAGTATGGAAATGGAATTTTGAATCATTTGAAATAAAAGTTTCTAAAGGAATAGTTTTTTTGATAGATGTATCGCCTATTTCTTCTGCTATTTCCCTTTTTAAACTTTCCCAAGGAGTTTCTGTTCCTTCATTTGTACCACCTACTAATCCCCAAAGATTGTTTTGCTTACCTTGTGTTCTGTGTAAGAAGAGGAATCTGCTAGTATCAAGAGTATAAAATAGAGCTCCGCTGCAAATAATATTGTTCATACTATTAATTATATTAGAATTTTAAACGCCAAGTGCCATTTGGATATTCGCCTTCGAATGAAAGTATCCACTCTCCGCTATCCCATTTGTATTGTACACCTGTGTTAAGATTTGTTGTGTATGCTGTGCCTACATAAGTGCTTGCATCAAATACAACATGCCAGCGCGAACCATCCCATTCGACAATATCATTTTCTCCGGCTATGAAATCACTTCCGTCAGCATTTTTCCAATCATCTGCACCATCAGTATTAGATAAATCACCAATACCTGTTCCTAATAAAAGTATACGAGTGCCTGTTGTCCGAATAGACACAGGACTTGTTTTAGTAGGATCTATTATATAACTAATTTTATTAGCATCACCTGTTGGACCTGTAATCACTGTATCGCCAGGTAATGTATCTTCGTCCCAATTAACAATAAGTTCTGTACCATCATTGCTGTTAATAGCTATTGTACCTGATATTTCACTGCTGCGATCTTTTCTTTGTAAACGTAGTTCAGTAATACCAGCTTCAAAAACTTCAGGAAATGCTTTGATATATGCGTCCCATAACGTATTGCCAACTACACCTTTGTTAATTAATTTGGCAGTATTATTCATTACTAACAATCCATAATTTTTAAATGTGTTAGTAATTACATTAGTACTATTTTCTTTAAATATTCCTCTATTATTATTTTGTCTTGCTATCTCACCTGTTGGTGTTATGCTTACATTAGTTCTAATATCTGCACTTGGTACAGAAGTATCGCCATATGCTTGTAGCTCTGGAGTACTTTGAGATAGTTCTATTGTACCTTTAGATTCGTCATAGATACTAGTAATAATATTTGTTACAACACCTAAGCGTTTTACTTTTGTTGGAGGTGAAATATAAATCGGAGTTGTAAAGCCTAATTGGGCAACATCAATTTCACTTTCTGTACCTATCGGAATACTCCTTGAACTAAAACTTATGCTTGCTAAATTTACAACACTCAAACTAGTCCAGTCAACATAGTTATCTGTGGTTTGTATTTCTAGACTTGGATTAAATAACATAAGAATTTGTTCAATTATTTGCAACTTTTGATCTGTGTTACTGCTCCAAATATCTACATTTAGTCCTAGTGTATAAGGTGTTGGCATTAGTCTTTCAACAGTATAATTTTTACCTTCTGTTTTGAGATATTCTTTACCTTCGCTGTCGTATGCACGTTCTCTAATGTTTAGTTTATTAACATAACTTGAATCAGCTAATCTTGCTGTATCCATTTCTAAACTTGTAACATAAACAGCCATTCTTGGCGCACTAGGTATTTTATTTTCTGAATTATCTCTTAGAATATGTCCTACTTGACGAGTAATATCTCCATACATAACAGGAACCTCTGTAAGTTTTCCGTCACCATCTTTGTAGGAAAAATTACTCATCAATCTAATAACTTGTGTTATGTATCTTCTGATCTGACCATCGTAAAAATGTTGCATTAGTTATCTGCCTTTGGTCTAAGTGCTTGCGACAAACTTTGTCTTTCTTGTACAGTTTCTCCGCCAATTGTATCTGTACTAGTGTTATTGACAAATGTACCTTTTTGATGGCTTCTTGTATTTGTATTTGTAAGTGTCATACGTACTGAATCTTCTTGTTTTACCCAACGACTTCCGTCGTATCTAAATAATCTATTTGGCATAAAATCTGTCCTTAGGAAAAAGTCTCCTTCTGCACTTCCTGTGGGGAAACTAATACCGTGTCCGAATGCTTCACCATTTGAGGGTATTCCGTCACCTAGTAAATATCCTTGATAACCTTCCCTATTAGGTGTCTGCATAACTCTATCCGCAAGTTCATTTGCTGTACTAGCATCTAGTGTGTTAATATCTGTTGTAACAATATCTACAGTTCCATCTTCTTTAGTAGCTACTGTGTAAAAATGACTTGTATCGTATCCTGATTTAGCAGCATCAGCTTCAGCTTGAGCAATTACAGCATTATTCACCTGCATCTCACGTTCATATGTAGAAAGTAAATCTCTTAATGTGCCACTACCTGGATTATCTTCTTCTGCAGGTAAATCAAGAATATCTTTGAATTCTTGGCTATCAACTATTTGTTTTAGTTTTACTCTGTATAGATGTGGATACCAAGTAGGTGAAAAGCCTTCTGCAGCTCTGTTTACTTCTTCGACCACATAGAATCTTTTTAAGGCAACCGTATAATCATTAAGTGCATATTCGTCTTTGAGATGTGGCAATTCTATTACATCACCTGGCATAATTTTTCTTCCAAGAGTTTTTACACTAGATGTAATATGTATTGTCATAAACAGTGTGTCATTAGATAAAAACAGTCCAAATTGACTCATATTGAAGTCAATATCTTGAACATTGTAAATTCCACGCATACTGTAGATATCAGGATCATACTTGCGATCTCTGTTTTCCATAAACAGCATATCCTGTATGTTTGTTTCTTTTACAGCATCATAACGGGGCTGATCTGCTGTTGCAGTATCGCTATCAGGATTTTTTGGTCCTAGATATTTGTGAACAAAAACGTCTGTGCCACCCACAGTGAACATTTCATAGATACGTTTGTCTATGAATTCGTAGTCTTTGCCTTTCTCTGGTTTGTATAAAGATAATCTTGGCATATACATATTTATCGAACGATAAATACTTGTGGAGAACTTTTCATATGGCGACTTTAAAAACTCAAAAACAGGAAATATTTGACTATGTCTATCACATGCTAGGTGGTGGAATGATTGATGTTGAACTGGATCCTGGGCATTATGAAACTGCACTTAATAAAGCACTTACAAGATTTCGTCAAAGAAGTGATAATAGTGTAGAAGAAAGCTATTTCTTTATGCCTACGGTAATAGATCAAAACGAATACACGCTACCCAATGAAATTATAGAAGTACGTAAAATATTTCGTAGAAGCATTGGATCACGTACAGGTGGTGGAGATGGAGGTACACTGTTTGAACCTTTTAACTTAGCCTATACCAACACATACTTGTTAGCAAGTTCCAATATGGGCGGACTAGCAACCTATGACTTTTTCTCTCAATATCAGGAGTTAGTAGGTAGAATGTTTGGATCATTTATTGAATTTAAATGGAATACTTCTACAAAAAAACTTACTATTCTTCAGCGTTCTAGAACAGAAGAAGATTTACTATTATATTGCTATAATTATAGACCAGATTCAGAGTTACTTAATGATTATCTTGCAAAGCAATGGATCAAAGATTACACAGTTGCTACCTGCAAATACATGCTTGGAGAAGCACGTAGTAAATTTGCTACTATTGCTGGTCCACAAGGAGGCGGTCAATTGAATGGTGATGCTCTCAAAGCAGAAGCACAAAGTGAAATGGAAAAACTAGAACAAGAAGTAAGCACTGCTGTTACAGGCGGCACCGGCTATGGATTTACTATAGGATAATGGCAGAGTTTAGCCACAAAGAAGCCCATAGGCTTTTTTGGATGGTTAAAGGTCACTTTGGCGCAAGCGAGCAAACAATACTAGAATCAGCACCAGGATATTTCAAACGCATGTGGAACAATAACGAAGCATATCTGCATGAAGATGGATTTGAAGAAGCCTACCAAAAAGTACTTGACAACAGCAATTAATCTGTATATACTATATATTATTTGAAGGATTTCTTATGATTATAGGTATTTGTGGATTAATAGGTAGCGGCAAAGGTACTGTTGCTGATATTCTGGTAAACGATTACGGTTATTCAAAAGTTTCTTTTGCAGACAAACTAAAAGATGGTGTAGCACAAGTATTTGGATGGAATAGACAGATGCTAGAAGGTGACACAGATGAAAGCCGTGCCTGGCGCGAACAAGTAGACGAATTTTGGTCAAAAGAAACAGGCCGCGAAATAACACCAAGATTAGTTCTGCAGGAATTTGGAACAGATTGCATGAGAAACGGGTTTTTCGATGGTGTATGGGTAAGTCTACTCAAAAAACAACTTATAGAAAATCCAAATACTAATTTTGTTATTCCTGATGTGAGATTTGAAAATGAAGCATCTATGATTTCAGAAATAGGCGGTAAAGTTTGGCGTGTACGTAGAGGCCCAGATCCTGTTTGGTTTAGAATGTATCAAGATCTAGGCGTGGAACCCCAAGATGTTCATAAATCTGAATGGGCTTGGGCAAATGTTCAAATTGACACTACTATAGCAAATGACAGAAGCCTATTTGATCTTAAAAATCTGGTAAAAGATCTCCTTGCTTCCAGCGAACTCCTTCCTTATAAAGAATACGCTGACAGTTAGCACAAACTGTTTTTAGATTAGTTGGTCTACAATTTGTTAAATCTCCGTCTATATGATACACATTAAATTGTTCACTGTGTTTGCTTTTGTATGCACATTTTTCACAGTATTCTTTTTTTTCGTAACCTGCTAGTTTCCATTTAGGTATACCGAATCCTATTGTGTTGTGTTTCAAACACTTTTCACATTTTTTTCGGTAGTAAACTTTGTTACCTTTTTTATAGTTTACTGCTGCTGGCCTAAACCCGCATACACATAATGGTCTCATATTGTATTTACCTCACCTTTTTGACCCCTTTTCTTTGGTGTTTTATCGTACTTTTTTAAAATCTCTTGCTAAATAATAGTAACGAATATAATGTCCACTATAGGAGAATAAACAAATGGCACTAGTATCACCAGGCGTACAGGTTAGCGTAATAGACGAAAGTTTCTATACCCCAGCTGAACCGGGTACAACTCCAATGATTTTTGTTGCAACTAAAAGTAACAAAAGTAATGCTGCAGCAACTGGCACAGCACCAGGAACACTAGCAGCGAATGCAGGTACACCTTACCTGTTAACTTCACAACGAGATTTAGCAGATACCTTCGGAGATCCAATCTTCCAGGTAGACAATAACAACAATCCAATACACGGCGGCGAATTAAATGAATACGGCTTACAAGCTGCTTATTCATATCTAGGTGTTGCCAATAGAGCTTGGGTAGTCAGAGCTGACGTAGATCTAGGTCAACTCGAAGCAAGTGCAACAGCACCTGCGGCTGATCCAGCAGATGGAACTTATTGGTTAGACACTGCCAATTCATTATGGGGAATCCAAGAATGGAATGGTAAGAGTGTTGTAAACGGTGGTCAGAACTTTACAAACAAAGTGCCATATGTAGTTACTGATACAACCGAAATGTCAGACAGTAGTTTAGCAACTAACGGTATCGACGGTACAGCGGCAGATGGAACAGGACGTCCATCAAACGCAATAGGTTCTGTTGGATCATATGCGATTACTGCAACATCTACTATTTTAAAAATTTGGTACAGAAATACATCAGGAACTTGGGTATTAGTAGGAAGTGAACCGTGGACAAAGAGCTGGCCTACAATCAAAGGTACTGCAAGTAACCCAACATTCAATGCAACAGCAGCAATTATCATAAATGGAACAAGCGTTACTATTAACAGTTCAGATACTGTTACTGATGTTGCAAGCACAATTAACGGATTAACTATTCCAGGTGTAACTGCGGCAGCAGTAGATTTAAAACTTGAAATTTACAGTGACGGAACAGCATCAGCAAGCGGTGATTCATCCACAGGCGGTGAAATTGAAATCAAAGGCGATGCAGATAGATTAACCGAACTAGGAATTTTATCAGGAACACATTTTCCACCTGCGCTACAAATTTCTAAGCACACAGGTATTCCGGAATGGAAAATTGGAGACACAATTAGTGGTGCTCCTGGACTTCCAATACCAACAAGTATTAGTGCAAGACCAACAGGAAGTATTTGGCTAAAAACAACAACACCAAATCTTGGCGCTAGCATATCAATTAAAAAATGGAATGCAAGCTCAGAGCTTTGGGAAACAATAAGTGCTCCAATACACGCAAACAATCAAACAGCATTATATGAATTAGATATTGTTGGCGGTGGTGCTAATTTATCTCAAGGTGATTTGTATGTTGAAAGCAATGTTGCTGGAGATGACAGTCCATTGGCAACACTAAGACCACAGCGTAGAAGAGCTATTGGTGCAACAACAGTAACAGGTGTAAAAATTGTAACTGGAACATTTAGTTCAGGATCACAATCTTTTACTGTGCAAACCACAGATAATGGTAGTGCTGCTTTTGAAACAGCAGTCACAGTTACCGGTGCGTATACAGGAGCAGCAAGTGATGCAGGTATATTAGCAGGTGCAATTAATGATGCAAACATTACCAATGTTACAGCAACAGTTGATCCACAAAACAAAGTTATTATACAACATGCACTAGGTGGTGAAATACGTTTTGTTGATACAGATGGTGTTTTAACAGCAGCAGGATTTGTGCCATATGTAAGTGCAAGTGTTGGAATACAAAATCTTGTTTATGTACCTGGTACTACAAGTTCTACAAGTCCAAAACAGTTACAAGCAACTCATTGGACACCAACAACTGATACTGGTACAGGATTCTTCACAGCAAGTGATACTGAAGTTACTGCAAAAACAGCAGACGGTAGACTTTGGTACAATTCAATTGTTGACGAAGTAGATATCCTAGTACACAATGGTAGTGAATTTGTTGGATTATTGTATAACGGGTCAAGCGGTCAAAGTTCAACAGCAAGTCCGTACTATGCAAGCGGTGTAGCAGCAGATCAACCAGATCCAAACGGACCTATTGTTTCAGCAACAGTTCCAACACTTCAAAGTGACGGAACTACTCTAAAAACTGGAGATATCTGGATAGACACAAGTGATATTGAAAACTATCCAAAAATTTACAGATATAACCCAGATTTAGGAAATGCAAATGCAGAAGACAACTGGGTACTAGTTGATACTGGCGATCAAACTACTGAAGACGGTATACTATTTGCAGATGTACGTTATAACACAGCAGGTGCTAATAGCAACTTAGCTGGAGATATAACAGCATTAATGGAAAGCGATTATGTTGATCCTGATTCACCAGATCCAGCACTATATCCAAAAGGTATGTTGCTTTGGAATTTGCGTAGAAGCGGATTTAATGTTAAGAAATATGTGAGAAATTACATTAATACAGCAGGCAACAATGCTCGTTACGGTGCAGGTAATGGACAAACTATGGCAAGTTACTTCGCAGATCGTTGGGTAACTGAAAGTGCTAACCAAGTAGATGGTTCTGGCACATTTGGACGCAAAGCACAACGTAAAGTTGTTGTACAAGGACTACAAGCACTAGTTAACTCTAATGAAGATATTAGAGATGATGAAGCAAGATTGTTTAACCTAATGGCATGTCCTGGTTATCCAGAACTTATAGGTGAAATGAAATCACTAAACTATGACAGAGGTTTAACAGCATTTGTACTTGGTGATTCACCATTCCGTTTGTTACCGAATGCAACAGCATTAAATAACTGGGCAACAAACCAAGCACTAGCTGTAGAAGACAACGATGACGGATTGGTAACAACTGATCCATACATTGGTGTTTACTATCCAAGTGGATTTACAAGTGATAATTTTGGTAACAATGTTGTTGTTCCACCAAGTCATATGATGATGAGAACCATTGCACTAAGTGATCAAGTATCGTTCCCATGGTTTGCACCAGCAGGTACAAGACGTGGTGGTATTACTAATGCAAGTTCTACAGGTTATATAAGCAATGAAGGCGAATTTGTAAGTATTGCACTAAACGAAGGGCAAAGAGATACACTGTACGCAAATGCAGTTAACCCAATAACATTTATTACAGGTGCAGGACTAGTTGCTTTTGGTCAGAAGACAAGACAACTTGCTGCAAGTTCTTTAGACAGAATCAATGTTGCAAGACTTGTTATCTACCTACGTAGCCAATTAAACACACTTGCTAAGCCTTATTTGTTTGAACCAAACGATAAGATTACAAGAGATGAAATTAAACAAGCTGCAGAAAGTTTATTACTAGAACTAGTTGGACAAAGAGCATTGTATGATTATCTAGTAGTGTGTGATGAATCAAACAATACACCTAGCAGAATTGATAGAAATGAACTACACTTAGACATTGCTATTGAACCTGTTAAGGCTGTTGAGTTTATATACATTCCACTAAGACTTAAAAATACTGGAGAAATAGCAGGACTGTAAGATTGATAAATACTTATAGATTAGGAGCAAATTAAATGGCAATATCAACACTATCAAAAATTACAGTGCCTTTGGCTAGCGGAGATTCTGCAAGCAACCAAGGCCTGTTGATGCCTAAATTACAGTATCGTTTTAGGGTATCACTAGAAAATTTCGGAACATCGACTCCGACAACTGAACTAACAAAACAAGTTATAGATGTAGCTCGTCCAAACGTAAGTTTTGAACAAATGACAATCGACATTTATAACTCAAGAGTTTATCTAGCAGGTAAACATACTTGGGAAGCAATTACTTTAAACCTACGTGAAGATGTAAACAACAACGTACAAAAACTAGTAGGTGAGCAATTACAGAAACAATTTGACTTCTATGAACAGTCAAGTGCAGCATCAGGTCAGGATTACAAATTCACAACACGTATTGAAATCCTAGATGGTGGTAACGGTGCTAACACACCAAATGTGCTTGAAACTTTTGAATTATACGGCTGTTATGTTGAAAGTGCAAACTATAATCAGTTAGCATACTCAAATTCAACAGATCCAGTCAGTGTTACATTAAGCATACGTTATGACAATGCTATCCAATCACCACAAGGTACTGGAATTGGTACAGCAGTTGGTCGTACAGTTAACACTCTCGTTACTGGCGGCGGCGCTTAATATAACAAAGTTCCTAATCTTACAAGGGGTACTTTTTAGTACCCCTTTTTTCTTTTATATACGCAGTTAATTACATTGGATAAATATTAGTATGGGAAAGTTCACAGGATTTTTAGATAATTTAGCAAGTGGTGCTCTAAGTCCAAAAGGTAATCTTGGCGACTTTAGGCATGCCAGCAAAACTTTTGTAACAGACGCTTTTAGACTTGCTCCTAAAGCAAAGTTTTTATATCATGTATTTTTCGAAATAAATGATTTACCTGCAAGTATTTTGCCTGAGTTAAAACAAAGACATACAAGAGAGATTGGATTGCTTGTAAAAGCTGCTGATCTACCAAAGTATACAGCAACAGTTGATACAAAGAAAAAATATAACAGGATTAAAAATGTCCAAACTAGTATTTCATATGACCCTGTAAATATTACATTTCATGATGATAATTTAGGTATTACATCTGCTTTGCTTGAAGCATATTATCGTTACTACTTTGCAGATGGTAACTACGGTTCTCTACCAGAAGCCTATAATAGACAAATAAAACCACCACCTGCACCAGGACAAGAAGGAATACCTGGAGATAATACATATTTAGGATCAGAACTAAACAAATATAGTTACGGATTAGACAATAGAGTAAGTGAACACTTTTTTAAAAGTATTCAAATTAGTCAACTTTCAAGAAAAACATACACTACCTATACGCTGGTAAATCCATTGGTTACAAACTGGGCACACGACAGTGTAGATTCTAGTGATGGCGCAGGTACTATGCAAAATACTATGACAGTAGCATATGAAGCTGTTTGGTATGACAGAGGCAGAGTAGAAGTAGACAGTCCTAAAGGATTTGGAGATCCTTCACACTATGACACAACTCCAAGTCCAGCAAGTTTACTCGGAGGCGGTGCTCTTGGATTAGGAGGAGCAATTGGTACAGGTATTTCATTATACGATTACATCACAGGCGATGGAGGGTTTAAAAGTCCTCTAGAAGCAGGACTAGCGGCAGCTAATCTTATTGCAAACGTAAGAGGATTAAGTTCTGAAGGTATTAGAGAAGAAGGATTTAGTTTACTAAAAGGAGCAATAGGAGCGGCGTCTGGAACAGATGTAAGTGGAATTAGCAATGCATTTTTTCCAAAAAATGGAGGCACTGGTGGAAGCAAAGATCTAATAGCCGGAACAGCAGCTATTGTAGGTTTATCAGCACTTGCAAAAGCGGCAAATAATACAGAGGCAGCGGCAGAAAGCGCAGCTAGAATTGCTAACAATAAAGAATATCAGCGCAACGGCGGAACTGGTGGAGTTAACGGTAATACTGCTAATTACGCAAGTTTACCTGCAAGCGAAAAACAAAGATTAAAAGGTAATGTAACATGAGTAGTCTACCAAACGCACCTAAAACATCAGAAAAACAAACCACAGAATTTTTTGACAAATATTTTACTAAAAAATTAAGTTTCCCTAGCAACGAAGTAGATGCTGTTATTGCATTCTTTAGTAAAAGAGGCTTTGATCAAACTGCTGCTGTAAGTACGGCAACTGTACTATTACAACAGGCTAAGATAGATGGTGTAAATGTTTTTACATTGCTTGATACACTTAAAGGGTTTGGCGAAGTACAACTAAGTGCTGTTGTTACAGAAGTTTTAAACTATAACAGAGATTCAACAAGTACACTAGGGTTTAAAAGAACACAATCTGTTGAAAAACTTGAAAAGCGAAATATAGTGATATGATATGGCTAGATTTGCTCAAGGTAAGTACACTTTAAAAAATCCCCAAAAATACGTAGGAAGAAAAACACCCACCTATAGAAGCAGTTGGGAGTTTGCTTTTATGAGATTTTGTGATGAACACCCAAATGTTGCACAATGGGCTAGTGAAGCTGTAAGGATACCATATAGAAATCCGTTAACGGGTAAAGCTACAATATATGTTCCAGATTTTTTTGTTGCATACGCAGATAGAAACGGTAAAAACAGGGTAGAAGTAATAGAAGTCAAACCACAAAATCAAACTGTAAAAGAAAAACTTGGTCGTAGTAGGCACAATCAAGCTCATTGGGTGTTAAATCAAGCAAAATGGGAAGCAGCAAGAGCTTGGTGCAAGCAACAAGGTATATATTTCCGTGTTGTAAACGAGACAGATATTTTCCACCAAGGTACTCGATAAACTAAATATACTAGTAGATAATGGTGTACCTATGACTAAAAAATTAGAAGAATTATTAAACATGCCAGACTCTAAAGAAATTATAGAAGAGTCTCGTAATGCAGATAAAGCACAACAAGCAGTTGTAGAGCAAGAAGAAACTGCTCGCAGTATACAAGAGCTTGACAAAATTACTGCTGCATTACCACAAGTAAAAGGTTTAGGCGAAATGGCTGACAATGAGCTTAACGAAGTTTCGCAAAAATCCATGCAGGCGTATGAGGATTTAATGGATCTAGGCATGAATGTGGAAAGCCGTTATTCAGGACGTATTTTTGAAGTTGCTGGCAACATGTTAAAAACAAATTTAGATGCAAAAGTAGCAAAACTAGACAAAAAACTTAAGATGGTTGAATTACAACTCAAAAAAGAAAAACAAGACAAAGATGGATCAGCTGATGGAGATATTGTGCAGGGCGAAGGATATGTAATCTCTGATCGTAATAGTTTATTAGAAAAACTAAGAAACTTGGATAAATAACATATATTAGGATAGTATGATGAAAAAATTTGCAGAATATTTAACTGAATCAAAAAAAACTTACAAGTTTAAAGTAAGAGTGGCAGGAGATTTACCCGAAGGCTTTGAAGATAGACTTGAAAGATCAATGACCAAATACGACATTGTTGGTATTAGCTCTGGTAAAAAAACTCCAATTACAGAAAAGCCTTTGGATTTTCCACAGTTAAGCAACTGTGAAGTTACGCATTTTGATGTAGAAGTAAACTATCCTGTAACTGCATTTGTGCTTGAACAGTATTTGGTGAATGAAACTGGAGTAGGACACAGTCACATTATTGTAAGAGGTGAAGGTGATCCTATTGAACAGTATCAAGAAAAATCAGATGAAGAAAAACCATACGAATCACTGCTAAACACAGAAGACATGGGCGGAGAATCTGCTCAAGAACAAGCAGGTGAAAACCGTGTAATGGACTTGCTCAAAGAACTTGAAGTTGCAAGAAAAGAAAGAGCTATCGATCCTGTTGATGGAGTTAAAGCAGGTGACTCCAAAGATATATCACCTGAAGAATATGTAAAAAGCCCGATAGGAAGTTAACCATGAACGATATTAGATCTATTTTAAATTTATTAGAAAGAAAAGCATACAAATTAAGCTCAGACGGTAAAATGAACAATGTTAATGTTGATCGGAGCCAACCAAAAATCCAAATTACAAATAGAGACGGTGAAGTTTTTGATCTTCATGGTGAAAGCGAAGATGTATTAAAAAAATATATTGCTAATAAAAATGGTTGGGAAGTTTTTGAAAAGGGCAAAGGCGAAGCATCTAAAGGTGGCAAAGAAGAACTTGACGCTATAGTAGCGAAATATGCAAAGCCCGGAATGAGTGTAGACGATATAGCAAAAATGGAGCAAGAAGCAGGCAGTAGAACAAATAGTGCTTATGTTTTAGCACATGCTGCTCGTACACTTGGTTTAGATGGATTGTATAGAGCAAATGGTAAAGCATTTTGTTACCTAGAAGGCAAAGAAGTAAAAACAGCAGGCGGCGCTAACAGACAGCAAATGGAAGACCTTGCAGAAGCAGGTTTATTACCACAAAGCAAAATTGATCAAGCAAAAAAAGTTGCTGAAAAATACAAAGAGTCTGATCCAGAAAAGTCTGAACGTTTCCAAAAGGTAGTTGACAAAGCAGAAGGCGAAACTGCTAAAGGTGATGAAGAGCCAAAACTTGGCACTAATCAAAAACTAGAAGATGCTAAAGCAAAATACAAAGAATTTATGGAATTGCTTAACAAAGCAAAAGCAGATCTAAAATCTAAGAAAGAATCATACAGACCTAGATCATATGCAGATCAACTATTGGAGCAATACTATCTCACAGAAGCTCTAACAGACGAAGAAGCAGATAGACTACAACAGCTAGCAGACGAACTAGGCGCTATGCCTGAGTTTGGTGATGATCTAGACGACCAAATTTCTGATGCACTTAACATGCACGGTATGTGGAAAAGAGATTACGAAGCACAATTTAAAGATCAAGGTGATGATGAAAAAGAACCTGCAATGGACTACAGCAGTGATGAAGCAATTAAAAAGGCAATTGATGATGTAGAATCTTGGATTGCTAATGAAATGCCTAAAGAGCTTGAGTCAAAACAAGCCAAAGGTTTGTTAAAAGCAACCAATAGAGGTAAGATCAAATCTGCTTCTGCGGCTGCTATTCAAACAGTGCTGATGAGAATTGGTACTGCTACAAACAATGAAGAATTAAAGAAAATAAAAGCAGATGGATTTTATGGCCCAGCAAGTATTGCAGGTGTAAAACGTGCCCAAGAAATAGCAGGTATTAAAGTAGATGGTGATCCGGGTGCAGATACTGCACGTGAGCTACTAGCATATTCTAAAGATCCACAAAAAGGTATCGACGATGCAATGAAAGATGATTTTGCAAGAATTGAAGAACTAATTGCAAAAGCAAATGAAGGCGGAGAAACTGAAAAACTTGCACAACAAAATCAAAGCGTAGACTTTAGCATGAGAGCAATGCTAGAAACACTTTCTAAATTAAATGAAGCACTTACAGCAGATGAATTCAAAGAGCTAAGAGGATTATTAGACAAGCATAGAGCTAAAATAACAGATCCAGAAACTGGTCAAGCATATCAACAATATGCTGATATTTTCAAAACAGCTGATGCAATCAAATCTCCTGAAGAAACACCAAAAGGGGATGAAGCTCCACCACCGCCTGAAGAAGTTACTAATCACGAAGAATTAGCGGATGCTTTATATAAAGCAGGTTATAAAATGTTTGGCACAAACGAAGATATGATCTATAGATATCTAGAAAAGATTAAAGACAAAGCAAGCTATGATAAAGTTGCTGGTATATATCAAACAAAATACAAGCGTAAAGACATGACTGCTGATCTACAAGCAGAAATGAGCGGTTCAGAACTTGAAGAACTAAATCAGATCCTAGGTAAACTAGGAGTTGGTCCAAATGCAGGCGGAGGACAAGGCAAAGTTAACGCTGCAGGAATATTTGCTATTCCAGATGCAAGCCGCGCAGAGCTAAAATTAGACGATCAAAAGCCTAAGTTTGCAAATACAAAACTAACACCAAATGGTGCTGCATTTTACATTTACCATGACAGTGCAGGAAAGACAAGTGGACCTACAATAAAAGTAGACAGTCCAGAAGGTCAAAAACTTACTAAAATGATTCAAGACGCTGGAGGAAAAATTATTAATCCAGCAGCTGAAAAACCAAAAGGAGATGAAGTACCTAAAACACCACAAGGTATGGATCCTAATAAACTAGCTAATCCTAAACCAGAAGGACCTGGACCATTAGCGAAAAAAGTTCCTCCTACTCAACAACAATTAAATAAACGTGCAAACACTATGGCGTTTCAAAGCAAGGACTACAGTATGAAAAACCCAATAAACGAAGCTGCATCAATGAACATATCAATGAGCGGTGACAACGCAGGCGAAGTAGGCGAATTATTAAAGATTCTTAAAAACGCAGGTATGGAAGGCGCAGCACCAGTTGGTGCAATTGACATGCCTATGGACACACAAGTAAAAGCTATACCAGGTGGAGCAGCCATTGACATAGACAAAGATGGTGCAGACGATATGGAAGTAGGTCCTATGCCATGTGCGACTTGCGGTGGAGACCACGATGCAGACTCACCATGCGGAGGTGGAGAAGGTTGGGATAACTCACCAGACGAAACTGAAGGTGAACTAAGTGATATTGTAAAACTATCAGGTGGCCCTAACTCAAATAAAAATCCAGGTGATATTAGAGTTAAAGATCCTTCACCATACGAAGACGTTGAAGAAGATGGTTGGGATAACTCACCAGACGAAGAATACAAAGACGATGACTACATGTATCAGTCAGGTGGTATTCACAAAAAGAAAAAAGCGTACAAAGCCGCACAAGATGGTGACAACGCAATGGCAGTAGAATCTATCAAGGATAGATTATATGCTGCACTAGCTGATAAAATTTCAAAATAAAAATCAATAGCGTCGAAAGGCGCTATTTTTTTGGTTAAATACTTTCATGAGCAAAAGTTTAGACGGTGTTCTCACCAAAAAAGCAAATCAACGAGAATCGTTTACAGAAGAACAAGTTAACGATCTAATGCAGTGTATGAGAACTGACACAGGTTATCTATATTTTGCAGAAAAGTTTGCTTACATACAGCATCCGGTCAAAGGTAAACTGTTGTTTGATCCTTATACATATCAAGAAAGACTGTTAAAAAGTTACCACAATTATAGATTTAACATAAACATGTTACCACGTCAAACAGGTAAGACTACTTGTGCGGCAATATATTTGTTGTGGTATGCAATGTTTAATCCAGATCAAACTGTGCTTATTGCGGCTCACAAATACACAGGTGCACAAGAAATTATGCAACGAGTAAGATATGCATATGAACTGTGTCCTGATCATATTAGAGCTGGTGTTGTTAACTACAACAAAGGCAGTATGGAATTTGAAAACGGCAGTAGAATAGTAAGTGCAACAACAACAGGCAATACAGGACGTGGTATGTCCATATCGTTACTATACTGTGACGAGTTTGCATTTGTTAGTCCTACTATTGCAGATGAATTTTGGACTTCGATATCACCTACACTAGCAACAGGTGGTCGTGCTATTATTACTTCAACACCTAACTCGGATGAAGACACATTTGCTGTCATATGGAAAGAAGCTGAAAAGAAATATGATGAACACGGTAATGAACAGGACGTAGGTGTAAATGGATTTCATTCATTTACCTGTCATTGGAGCGAACATCCTGACAGAGACGAAAAATGGAAAGCAGAAGAACTTGGACGAATAGGTGAAGAAAGATTTCGTAGAGAATACGAATGTGAATTTTTAGTATTTGACGAAACACTTATTAATAGTATAAAACTGTCTACATTAGAAGCACAAGCACCATTAATGAACATGGGACAAACACGTTGGTTTAAAAAATTGCGTAAAGATTGTTCTTATGTTATAGGTTTAGATCCAAGCATGGGAACAGGTGGAGACTATGCAGCGATACAAGTTTTTGAATTGCCAAGTTATACTCAGGTTGCAGAATGGAGACACAATACAACTCCTATTACCGGCCAAGTAAGAGTTTTGAAAGATATACTAGATCACATTGCTACAGAAACAGATAATCCTCAAAGCATTTATTGGAGTGTTGAGAACAACAGTATAGGAGAAGCTGCACTTATTGTTATAAATGATTTTGGCGAAGAAAATTTACCAGGACTGTTCGTTAGTGAACCTATGCGTAAAGGACATGTTAGAAAGTTTCGCAAAGGATTTAACACAACACACGGAACAAAGATAAGTGCGTGTAGTAGGATGAAAACTATGTTAGAAAATGATAAAATGAATATTTCTTCAGCAGCACTTATAAGTGAATTAAAAGGTTTCGTTGCAACAGGCAGTACATATAAAGCAAAAGTTGGTGAAACTGACGATTTAATAAGTGCATTGCTATTAGTAATTAGAATAATGAGCGTATTAAAAGATTGGGATCCAAGGGTTTATAATACATTTAAAAGTATGGAAAACGAGGCTGATTACGAGCCGCCCATGCCCATCTTCATTAGCACTAACTATTGATAAATACTTATATGAAAAACTTAGACCTAATTGGTGAAGAACTTTTTAATAAAATACGTGGACGTTTTCCTAGTGTAACAATAGGAAACGAAGAAGGCCTAGTCACAAATGTACCTAATGAGGCTAGATTTTTTGACTTTGATTTCAAAGAAGGTGACAAAAATCTAGGCAAAGTAAGCGTAAGTGTTGACGAAAAAAGTTTAAACGTAATGTATAGTAATAATTTTATCGAAGGACAAGATAAATTTACAAAAGAAAAATGGTATGGGTTTTTAAAAGAATTGAGATATTTTGCTAAGAAAAGATTATTGAATTTCGATACAAGAAATATAACAAAATCAAATCTTAATAGAAGGGATTACAAATTTCTAGCTAGTAACTCTGGGGAACAAACAATGAGCGAATCAAAAATGTATGGAACAAGTAGAACAAGTTATCAAGATATAGGTAATGCTAGACTAGCATTGAAGCACAGCAAACCTGTAAATCAAGAATTAGCCGCAGGAAGAACGCAACATATTGAAGCAATTTATATTGAAAGTTCTAACGGTGAAAGATTTAAATATCCTTACCGACACTTAAACGGTGCAAGAGCAATGGCTATGCACGTAAGTGAAGGTGGCAACACTTATGATGAATTTGGCAAACATATTACAGGATTATCTGAAGAGCTATCAAAACTACGCAAGTTTAAAAATTACATGAATCGCTCAAGTGTAATGGCTGAAAGTCTTGCAGGTTATATGGATGCAGTAAACGAAAGAATCGAAACGGTTAAAAAGACAGTAGAAAATCTTCAAAAACAAGCTCGTTACAAAGAAGCATTTGAATCATATGAGCAAACAGTATATGAAGATGTTCCTGAGGAAGTAGCAAGTAATTGGATTGATCAATTAACTATACGCCAGTTCAATGAAGAATTAAAAGATGTATTTCCATATATCTACAGACTAGTCAACGAAAAAACAAAAGCAAAAGAACTAGGACCAGAAGATTTACTTGGTGAAGGATCAAGGGCAGATGATCTTGAAGATGCATACGAGAGAGGTGGTGAGAGTCAGTTAGCTCGTGCATTAGGAATTACTACAGATCAACTAGACGATGAAATTAATGAAGTTGGTTATGAAATGGGTCTACACGCAGATGATGACAGAGAAGACATCATTATGAGAATTATTGATAAACATGAAGGTGAAGATGGTATGGACGACTATGACGGACAACCAAGTTCATATGATGAGTATCAAGATCTACACGGTGGTGATGATTGGGATCATGGACAGTATGATTTTGATGGATTTGAATCATGGGCAAATGATGTTATTGAACAAGGATTAGAAGATGCACCAGTTGAAGAAATGCATGACGATCCAGAATACAAGGGTTGGTTAAAAATTTACACAAAGAATCCTGATGCAGCAGAAACACATCCAAAACATGCAGAATTTTTAAAATATTATCAATCACAAGAAAAAGAAGATGATGTAGATATCGAAGACGACAAACCTCAAGTTCCTGTAACTGAATTTGTATTATCATTGTTTGACAGAGAAACTGGACAATTTCCAAAAGGTGAAACAGCAGTGCTAACAGCGGTAGAAAAAGACTACGGCGAAAGATACATTAATGGCGCAAAAGAATTTATCGAAGCAATCAAACACAAGTTTGAAGAACATTCAATGAGACAAGAAGC